CAGCGCGTCTTTCAGCGACACACGGTGTTCCACTACCAAATCAGCATCACCTTCGCGGCAAAACACCGGATGGTCTGCAATGTTGATTTGAATGGTGATTGCGCTTCGGCGACTGCCGTTGCCGGCAATGCGGAACAGGTGGCCATTGGCAACCCCCGGCGCAATGTCAACCAAGACGGTTTCTTGTTGTTGGTTCAAATTTTCATCGTGATACGAAATTGTGACTGGCCGTTGTTTGCAGCCAGAATAAGCCTCGGGGAGAGAAATTGTGATCATCTCCACATCGCACGCAGAGTTGTCGTCCGGATCATGCAGATTCATGTCATCATCCTCTTCGCAAAATGCATCGTGGTGGCGGGCTGTCGGCATAGTGGTGTTTGTGAAGTTGTGAATGATTATTTTTGGACCAATGCCTGGTCCCATGCCCATTCCTCCTCCTCCAAAAATGGAGTCAAATAGGTTTGATGCTGGGCGGGGCTGTTGGTGTTGGTGCTGTGTGTGTTGGTGCATTGCAGCAAACAACACGTCCAGTGGGTTAATTGAGCCCATGTGGCCCATGTGGCCCATGTGGCCCATCCTGCTTCCATGCACATGTGCGGTGGTTCCGCCTATGCCCATTTGCAATTCAAAATCATAATTGTTGCGCTTTGTAGGATCGCTCAATACGTTGTAAGCTTCATTTATTTTCTGAAACATGCATTTAGACTCTTCTGAGTTTCCATTCTTGTCTGGATGGTGCTCCATTGACAGGCGACGAAATGCGCGTTTGATTTCGTCGGGACTGGCAGAATGCGAATCAAGTTGCAGAGTGTCGTAATGCGAATGAATTGACATGTTTGGCATGGATAATGAAGTTACATGTTTTTATTATGATTTTCATATTCATTTCATTCTCATGAATCATTTCTTTCTCAATCACATAAATTATCACATAAATTATTATATATGCATCATTTATGAGCGGTTGCAAAAGCATTGCATAACATAAAGCTTGAATGATCACTAAAAAACGGAAGTCCAATCACCACTGCAAAAGCAAAAAATGCAAGACACAATCCCAAATGGTGTGCAAATCCAAAGTATTGGAAGGTTTTGAATCTGATTTTGAGAAAACATTTCAAACTTCTACAAAACACCAAAATTTAACCTTTCAAAATGATTTAGCCAAGTTGTTCAAAACCCCATTTTCCCCTTCAAAATACAATCCTCGCAATGATTATTACACGTACATCAATTACCAATGGATTGCCTCTAAGGCCAAAGACGCTCAACAGCATCTCAAACATTATGTGCAGGTTGATAGCTTTAGAATAGTTCAAGAAAAGGTGTATTATGAATTGATAAATATGACCAAGGCATACACTAAATCAAATGACACGGCTAAATCCAGGGCAATCAAAAATCTGCATGAATCTATGGTCAATCTGGATGAAAAAGAAGCAGAAGACCAGGTGAAATACACCACTAAAAAAGTGGACAGCGCTATTGCAAATGATAATTTGTATTGGCTTCTCGCACAAATCAACCAAAACGAAACCATTGCATGGGGATGTCCCATTTCATGGTCCGTCTTAAAAGATTCCAAACATTCGTCCGTCTATACAAGCGACATTTCCCCGCCACAACTAACATTGTATGACTACCTCATTTACATTGAGGACGAGAAAGACGATGCACAAACCAAACAAAACAAACGCATCTGCAAATCAAAATATTTGCGGTTCATTCAAGATTTGTTTGATGCCTGCATGGGAAAGGGACACGGAATAAAGGCAAGCGACATTTGGGACGTGGAATGCGATTTGCTGACAATGATGGGTTGTGATTCAGTGAAAAACGAAAACAAAAAAGATTATTACAATGCTGTCACCAAAGAGGATGCATTGAATAAATACGGGTTTGATTGGGAGAGATTGGCCAAAGAAATTGGCTACAAACACGTGCCGAACACATTCGTGTGCAGCAGTCTAAGTTATTTGAAATGCAGCATGGAAACCATGACAAAGGATGGCACCTGGAAAACGCCCAAGTGGCGAGCTTATTTCCTCTACATCATTTTCCGTCAAATAATGCGCTTTCATAAAAAATGGAAAAATATCTACTGGGAGTTTCATGGCAAATTCATCAAGGGTGAGACAATTCCTTGGCCTGATGAAATTTATCCCATTTTTGGATTGTCGTTGTGCTTCAACACGTTCTTGACAAACGAATATGTTCGCGCCAACAACAACCCAGAACGCATCCAGTATACCACTAATATGGCGAATGATTTGCTCACCGTCTTCAAACGAATCATTGGGCGCAACACTTGGATGTCGCCCCAAACAAAGAAATATGCATTGCTAAAACTGGAAAAGATTAAATTGTTGGTCGGCAATCCGATCATGCTAAGAGAAGACCCTATTTTAAATTACAATGAAAAAGGGGCTTATCAAAACATAAAGAAGATTGCTTGGTGGCGAACAAAAAAGATGATATCCATTGATGGAACCGCATACAAAGGAGACATTCCGACAATTGACTGGCAAACCTTCAAATTGGTGGGATCACAAGCATATATAGTCAATGCATACTATACGCCAACAGAGAACACCATTTACATTCCTTTAGCGTATTTGCAAAAACCATTCATTGATTTAGATGAGCGGGGAATTGAATATAATTTAGCACACATTGGGTACACGTTAGCGCATGAAATGTCCCATTCTTTAGATGATAGTGGCAGCAAATATGATTATAATGGAAATTTGCACAATTGGTGGACAAAGGATGACAAGCGCAATTTTGAAAATAAAGTAAAAGACATTGTTAAGCAGTATGAAACATTTGCTGGATACGATGGAATTAAAATGGATGCAACATTAAGCACTGGTGAAAATTTAGCAGATATCACGGGGTTATCCATTTGCATGGAATATTTAAGAGACTTTCAGCAAAAAAATGACGATATTACTCCAATCAAATCATTATCATTTGAAGCATTTTTCGTTTATATTGCAGTTCAGGGACGCCAACAAATCGCGAACAAAGCAATTAAGGCGCAGTTGAAAATCAATCCTCATCCATTGGACAAATACAGAGTAAATTGTTCATTAGCTCGTTCAGAACTATTTAGGAGCATTTATAATATTCAAAAAGGTGATAAAATGTATTGGCATAACGTATTTTGGTAAATTGATATTAACAATTACACAATTAATTGCAATTAATATTTTAAAATTAATTACAATTGTTGAAAATTTTTTTCGCATGCATATGTATAACCATAAACTACAATGTCATCGTCATCCACTCGTCGCCGATCATCCGCCAAGCCCTCCAGGGCTGCTTCCAAGGCTGCTTCCAGGGCTGCTAATAAGGCTGCCCAACGTGCCAGGGCTGCTGCCGTCCAGGCCAGGGTTGCTTCCGTCCAGGCCCAAGTCGCTGCCAGACGCGCCAGGGCTGCTCATGCCGCTTTTGAATGGAATGATTAATAAACCGTGTGCCTCATTCCAAAACATACAGCTGGTAAAATTTAGCATATTTGCAATTAAATGCACATGTTAATGTCATTCGTTGGAAATGACATCAACATTTTTTTACGACGGGCATCTGCCGCGTTTTAGCACAACTTGGCATCTGGGTCAAATGCACATCCCCGAAATGTGAGTCGCAGTGGTTTACAGTATGCGCTGAAATCGTATGGCGTGATAACCGTCCATGGAACCGATTTATCCAGAATACCGGAAACCACAAGCACAAATGAAATCAGCGCGCTGCACCAAAATGACGTGGTCGTTTGATCTCGTTGACGAGTTGCATCAATCTGTTCCAGCGTCTTGGATTCATCCAAGTAGGATTTGATCCAGTCGCAGGGGTTGAGGTCGTAAGGGCATGCACTGACTTTAGCATAAGCGGTCTTGATGCCATCAATGAGCGATTGCGTTCCATCTTCGTTTTCATTTGAAATTCGGATGCGTCGCACGTAGAGGTGGCCATACCCCTGAGTTGCATACTCATTCCACACTTTGGACAGCGGACACACCTGCACTCCGAATTTGAACTCCCCCGAAACGGCATCCGGAAAGTTTTCGCTGCCGCTCTCCAGCACGTAGTACTCCTCTTCGGTTAGCGCCGGGTCCAACCAGGTCGGTCGGTGCAGCACCATGCTCACGTGACTGTAATCCGACGAAGTAAACCGCTCAATGAGACGCGAATACCAGTATTTGGTGGTATTGTAAAGCAATATGTCGCCTGTGGCAAACTTGTGTGTGTTCATGCAGATGGTTCGCACAGTAACCAACCCATAACAAATGCATTTATTATTTTTATTATTATTTTATCATTGTTATTATCATTTTAATTTATTTCATTGTTTATGTCATTTTATTTTTATCATTTTTATATCATTGTATCTAAAATAGTTATAAAAAGAAACCTAGTATGAAATACAGCATTCCACATGACCATGACCCCCCCAACAACACACCCAACAACCATAGCAGCAGCAACGTGCCCCTTCATAAATAAATATCAACCCCGGCGATTCACCGAATTTGAACAACTGACCCCGGACATGGTGCGGTTGCTTCACTATCTCATTCAAATGCATGAATTAAATTTGCTCATTGTGGGGGATTCGGGTTCGGGCAAAACGTCGCTGGTAAATGCCATTGTCCGAGAATATTACGGCGACCGAAACAATCCCGAAAACGTGATGATTTTAAACAGCCTGAAGGACCAGGGCATCCAATACTACCGCAATGACATGAAAATATTTTGCCAGACGAGCTCTCTCATTCCCGGCAAAAAGAAACTCATCATTCTGGACGACATAGACTCCATCAACGAGCAGAGCCAGCAAGTGTTTCGCAACTGTATTGACAAGTACAAACACAACGTGTGCTTCATTGCATCGTGCATCAACGTTCAAAAGGTGATTGACAATTTGCAGTCACGCCAAATCATCGTCAAAATCAATCCGATTGATTCGCAGTGTTTGCAAAACATTTTACACAAAATCCGGAATCAGGAACACATCAACATTCATTCGGATGCTGAACAATTTGTCTTTCAATTGTGCAACGGGTCGGTGCGAATTCTTATCAACTACATGGAGAAATTCAAAATCATAGGCATGCCCATTGATTGGGAACTGGCGAACCGGCTGTGCACCAACATTAATTTTAGCGCATTTGAGAAATACACGCAGGATTGCTTGTGCCCGACCACGTCGGTGGTTCAGTGCATCGCACATCTGTTTGCGCTGCACGAACAAGGCTATTCCGTCATGGACATACTGGACAATTATTTCATTTTTGCAAAAAACACCCATCTCATCAACGAAACCATGAAATATCAGGCAATTGCCATCATTTGCAAATACATCACGATATTTCACAATATACACGAAGATGAAATTGAACTGGCGCTGTTTACAAACAACATTCGGCGACTGTTTCTCTCACACCCATTGACCCAATAATTACATGCGGGTAGACATCGCCGAATAATGAAAATAAATGATATATAATATATTTATATATCAATACATCCCAACAACCAAATGCTGTCTCCAAAACTGATTGCATTTTATTTAGTTATTATTCTTGCCGGCGTGGCGTACAATCGTTATGCAAAATTGCATGAAGGCAACAATATTAGCGATGACTATAACCTGGTCAAAAAGTACCTGCTGAATGACAAATCTCTCGCAGACACGCGCAAACCGTTCATGTGGGTGTTCATTGATTACGAGGTGAATGCGCGCAACTGGTCCAGCTGGGGCTCGCGCAACACGACCAATCTGAACCAGCCATACATGTACCTCACCATTCGCAGCATTGTGGAACAGTGCGGCAAGTCGTTCAACGTGGTGCTGGTGGACGATGCCGCATTTGAGCGGCTGTTGCCGGAATGGACCATTAAGGTGCAAAACATGCCGTTCCCTCTGAAACAGCATTTAAGGGACCTCGCCATGGCCAAGGTGCTGCACAAATACGGTGGCATGACCGTGCCCGCGTCCTTCATCTGCTTGAAGGACCTGAAACCGGTGTATTCCGACCTGTTGAAGCGCGAAAAT